TTACATAGCCACGGTAAGAGCTTGGGCAAGTCATGCTCTCCTGTCCTCGAAGTCCTGCCTGATAAGCGAACTCATACAACTGGTCTGGTGTGATTGGTACCATGAAGGGATAGTAGCCGAAGAATTAGTTTTTAGCAATAACTATTTTGATTTATTTTTAATTTATTTTCTTAACAAAAAGCTTGACATAAGAAGTTTGCACAGTAGGGAGAAAAACCTCGTAAGTCACTACTAATCAACGAGTTACGGGCCGGGGCGGGGGCGTCGCCCGTAACTCCTTACTAATCAGTGAGTTAGAGCGTTTTATTCGTGTCAAGTAAAAAACGGCATATTTCTGCGAGGGCTATGCCAGACCCACGACCCTTCCTTTTTAACGTCTTGCGGATCGCTTAACCGTGTTTATACTCACTTGACGATGTTTTTGTCCAAGGAAATTTTAATGATTTGCCTAAGTACCTTTACAGTCCGCTCTTGATTGATAGCTTCAAACTTCCACTGATCCCAATCCTTGTTGTTCTTTCTAGTGTGGAGGTAGTTTGTGCCTGATGGGTAAACAGTAAGGATCATATTGTCAGTACGGTACTCTTGGCTTTGTGGTGTTGTTGTCTCAGTCATGGTAGTATTCTAGTATAGATTTGGGGGCTAATGAAAAGGTTTATTTTGTTTTTCTTGGGGCGGGGGAAGCCCAAGGGCAATCGCTATGGAATCCGTATGGATTCTTCTTGGCGAACTCCTCAGAATTCTTTTTGAACTGAGCTTTGTCCTTGTCCATTTGATCTTGAACTTCTTGTGAGCGAGTGGCGGGGTAAGGCTTGTTTTGCTTCATGTGAGAATTATACATTAAAAAGTGGTTTTAAAAAAGCTTTTTCTGCTATAAAACGAAAGTTTTTATGCGGCTGATAGATTGAGGATTTCTCTGGCTTTCTTCCTCTTGTCTTGACTGTAGAAGAAAGTCACCATTTTGCCACCCCTAGAAACATAAGAGAAAGCCTTGGAACATTGATAACCGAGCTTCTCAACACGCTTGGAGGTATTCTCTAGGATTAGATCGGCAAACCTATCGGTGCTATCGCCAACCCTTAGACCTTTGATTGTGGACAATGCCCAACGCTTAGCCTTCTCACTAGCAGCGAATTGCCTAGGGAATGCGGAGAAGGTAACTGCGAATTCAATTCTAATCTTTTGCTTCTTCTGTCTGGCAGCAATCTGTCGCTTGACCTCTTCATTTATGCCCCTGTTAAAAGACTCATAAGCTACCTTGAGACCGCAGAAGTCATACCACACGAAGACAAAGTCATACTTGGACTCATCATATTCCAAGGTAGTGATATCCCCTTCAACTGCGGTGACTTTGTTTTTGAATCTCCTTGATCTGATTTGGTTTTTCATTCTCCAGACTGTCAAATGATCTGTGTTCATGGAGATAACATCGCCATACTTAGACAATTCCTTTTCATGCCCTAGGTAACCCTCGCAAAGTGTGATAGTCAAAACTCTTTTGCCTTGCAAGTGAGCTTGCTTTACCTCGTCAGTGATTTGGTCTCTGATGATTGATTTCTCTGGCTTCTCTTGGATGGTGGTCATTCCTGATTCTCTGTACATAGTGGTGTTGTGTTTGAACTGGGAGAATCCTACCAGAACGGCACACCATAGCAACACTATTTTAAATGTTTTTTTATTAATTTTTATTATAAAAAAGCTTGACACACTCTTAGATTACAGTATGGGAAAAACCTGCGTAACTCACTATCGTTCAGTGAGTTACGGGTCGGGGCGGGGGCGTCGCCCGTAACTCGTTGGTACTCAGTGAGTTACAACGTTTTTTATTTTATTGATTTATTTCTTGACATGGGGAGAACCCGCCCCCCACCACAGGGGACGGGCTATACACACAACACACACTTACAAAAAGAATTTGAAGATGCCAACCCAACGGCTTCGGACATTTTGAATCCCGGCGACTTGGAGAGTGCGGAACTTGCGCTCCCCTCCGTCATCTAGGTCACGGGTAGCAGCTACAAGGTAACGCTTATTCATAGCAGAGAAGGCGTCTGTCTCTACGCTCTCCACTAGGAAGTTCCTGATTCCATTCACCTTAACGGTGGACTCACCAGAGTTGACATAGGTGACAATGCTATTCGTGACAAGCTCCTCCAGCTCTGCGGGAGACATCTTGTAGAAGTTGCGAAGCTTGCGCTTGTCAGACAGGTTATCCCAGAGGATAACGAAAGCGGAGATCAGACCAATGATGCCAATGATAGCAAAGGCTACTGGTGTGAGGTTAGAAGAGAGGATTTGCTGGATGGTGTCTAGTGTTGTTTGCATAACGGAATTTTAGTTGAATAGGTGGTTGAGGTCAATGCTATTTTTGATTTCTTTTTCGAGATCTTCGGAGTGGTCGATCATCTCCAAGTTGCCAGCGATGACAAGCGTGAAGATGACCCCTGCGATGGTGAGGATGGTGTTCATATTACTTTGCTAATTTGATGATTTCCTTGGCGATCTTGTTGCTACCAACAAACATAGAGCGAGTTTCTTTAACTGGTATGAACTGCATATCCACATGAAAGCGGTAAGAGAGAAGCTTGCGAGCTTGCTTCTTGAGATCTGTCTGGTAGTCCTTTTGGAGCTGTTGTTGCTTTGTCATGTGAGAATTTTAGTTGAATTGTGGGTTGGGTGCAAGCACTAATCGCATCTTTTTTAATTTATTTTTCGATGCTGTGAAAACGGACGGTCTTCCAAACGTGCTTGTTCCCGGTCTTGCTGTCGTGACTCTTGTCGATGACCTTGCACACTGCGAACTCGTCACCAATACGGTCGATGCTTTTTAGGATATACATCCGAACATTCTGGTTGTTAGAAGTGTGGTAAGTGAACTGCTTGTTGGTGAGGCTAGTGATGTTGTCTTTTGTGATCATGCGAGGATTTTAATCCAAGGATCGACTAAACACAAGATCTTTTTTGCATTTTTGTGAGTTATTTTTGCCTAATAGACCCACCCCATTAATTAGAAAAAAAGGTGCTTGACAACCGACAGACTGGCGGGGGGAGTGAATTCTCATTATATAAACGGCCCCACCCCATTTAATAAAACGTGGCCGCCGCCAACCAAAGTAAATATATAAAAACCCAAAAAAAAGTGTAACATACTGTATGACATACCGAAATATGCCCGTGGCTGTTGGCGGGAGTAGTTATTTACCAGCCCAGAGCGTATCTGTAGATTACTCTACGAGTTTTGAAGCTAACCGGAAGTTGGGGTCTTCTATTGACCAAAATGATCAGTTGAGGTTTGTGGGCGATGCTCCATGTAGTATAAGTCTATCTTTTGTTTTGCACGAGGGTTATCAGGAGACTGCTTACGAATTTTTAAATGACACGGATAATCAGACTGGATCGTTTGGTTTTGGGGTGATGATTGGGGGGAATTCTTTCTCTGATTGTTTTTTAGATGATTATAGTGTTTCAGTGAGGCCATTTGAGCCTGTGACAGTGAGTGCCAAGTTTACGAGCTATGATCCAAGCACAGCCGCCATTACTTCTGCTAGCGAGCAAACATCTTTGAATACGGCATTGGATAGCAATCAAATAGTCTATGGACACACATGTTCTGTGTTGGGGAACGGAGGCTCTGTTTTGAATACGGATGTCTTGAGTGACATAAGCTATAAAAAGAATTATAATAGAAGCCCCGTTTATACCTTGGGCGCTTCTGCTGCATCAAGTCATTTGGTGGATGGGGCCGAAGCTGTCATGACTATCGAGTCCACAGGTCTGAACTCTTTGATTAATTATGATGGAACTAAGCTCACATCCTTCTTCACGATAGCCCTTTTTGATTCGGCTGATCAATCTATAACTGATTTTCCAAATGTCGCCATGCCGAGCGGCAGTTCTGTGACCGCCCAGAGCTACAATGTGGCTGGTGGAGACACTTTAGCTGCGAATGCGACGATTACACATGTAATTCTCTAAAAAACAGTGTAATATAAGTACATATGGCTCGCAAAAAGTCGGAAGAGAAGAAGGTGTCATTTGACATGATGGCAGAGTTTGAGAAATCAATCAAATTCAATAGAAGGAGATTTAGATTCAGCGCCAAACAAAAGAAATTTCTAGAAATAATACTAGACCCCGAATCAAAGATTATATTCGTTTCAGGCCCAGCTGGTAGCTCGAAAACGTATATGTCTCTGTACGGCATGCTGAAGTTGATGGAGGACAACTTCGATAGGGATATTTTGTATGTCCGAAGTATTGTTGAGAGCGCAGACCGTGGTTTGGGCAGTTTACCCGGTGATATTACAGAAAAGTTCGATCCGTTCCTAGGACCGCTCCATGATAAGATGGAAGAGATCATTGCGCCCGGAGATGCGACATTTCTCAAGCAAAAAGAGAAAATATCGGCAGTTCCAATAAATTTCCTTCGTGGAGCTAGCTGGCAGAACAAATTAATCTTCGCAGACGAGGCTCAGAACTTCACATTGAAGGAATTGACGACTTTGATCACCAGAATAGGTGAAGACAGTAAAATTATCATTGGAGGGGACTTTTTTCAAAGCGACATCAACGGAAAGAGCGGGTTTAAGCCCATGTTCGACAAATTCGATGATGATGGTGCCAAAGAAATGGGGATTCATACATTTAGTTTCAATGAAAGTGATATTGTGCGTAGCAAGATACTGAAATTCATCATTAAGAGGTTAGAAGAGACCAAATAGGTGTAAGTAGAATTTACTACTTAACTTATTATAATAAAAATAATGAATCACATATTTTGTTTTAACTGTGGGAACAAGATTCAATACAATCTATCCAAGCCCAATTTCTGCACAAGTTGTGGTACTTCTCTGAAGACGGGCGAATCCTCTGCTTCAGTGGCTGCCCCCACTAAGCAAATTAAAAATAATAAAATCAAACCACTCTCCGAAGATGAGACAGATGCTGAGTTTGTGCCAGACATCAGGAAACTAGAAGTGGAAACCGAACAATTTGGTGGTTCATTCACCATAGGTTCTCTGGCAGGAGAGAAAACTCAACCAGACTTCAAAGAGAAAAGCACTTACGATATCGATGAGTTCACTAAATAATGTCAGACAAGAAAATATACGAAGACTTTTCGGATCTGATAAACATAGCCATCAAAAGACAAAGGTCTAGGTGGCGATTAGACGCAGTTAAATGGTTTGACTTCGAAGATGTAGAACAGGTAATCAAATCTCATATATATGTCAAATGGCACATGTGGGATCAAGAACGTCCAATCGAGCCGTGGCTAAATAGAGTTATAACAAACAAAATGTGGAACCTCATAAGAAACCATTACGGCTCTTATGTTAAGCCCTGCGTTTACTGTCAATACGCTAGAGATATGAACTGTTTGTTCACGCCATCCGGGTCTCAAGACAC